GATAATGTATATCCTGAGTCTTCGGCATCAAATGATTTAAACTTGTTATTTTGACAAAATTCAACAAGCTGATCTAATGTCAATAATCTCTTTTTATTGCCCATTATCTTTCCTTTCCATTTAAAAAGAGAGCAGTAAGTCTGCTCTCTAAATAAATAAATTATTTGTATAAATTACTTTTTTATTATCAAACTCCACCTTATTGCCAGAGTTTATAAATACATAATATTTTCCTTCTTTAGGCATTTCTTGATACCCTAGTTTGCGTAATTCTAAGGCAGTGTCTTCGAAGGATGTTTTAATAAAATTCATTACGCCGCCTCCTTATATTGTTCATTGTGATATTTCCAAATATATCCATATCCCGTTTTAATTTCACCTTTTGCACATCGAATAGCACTATTCGGATATTGTTCACTAGTCATATTTAAAAATTCTTTTACTTCATTCATATAATAAAATCTTTTTATAAATATGCCCTCTTTAGTAAATACATCCAATTTTAATTCTGGACCTTTCTGATGAATTAAAAAATAAGATAAATTAAATTTATTAATTTTAGAAAAACAATAGTTCTTGGTAAAATAACATGAATAATTTCTACAATTATTTGTAATATACTTACGAGGAACGCCAGTATCATTTTCCGCTTCAATACCATCATCATATATTTTTATCAATTCCCCAGTTTTGATATCATGTAATTCAATTCTATTATCTTTTGGTTTTTTGCCATCGTTAAAATCATATGGATATTTTCTCCAAATAAATCCACCAGTCTGTGAAGCTTTAAAATTACAAACTTGTAAAATCATTTTTGATGTTGATGTATGAATACCAATTGAATGCAAATATAATTCTGCGTCAATAGCATTATCAAAAACATTTAATAAATTCCCATCATAATCATATTGATATATCTCTAGATATTTTTCCCTTATTTTTTCTATATCAAATTCATCAAGAGGGTCGTCCGCATATCTAAAAATTAACCCTCCAGATTGCAAATATAATTCAGGATGTTGACAATCTACGCATATTCGATGACTATTTGCTCCAGTGTTTCTTGCAGCATTTGCTATAGTTCTATATTTTTCAAATAATTCACCTTTTAAATTATATGCTATAACAGGGATTTCACACAACTCACTAGCTGCGCCATCCTGTCCACCTCTTGTCATATTATATCCATTTGAATCTGGATCTAAAAAATAACTATGATAATATTGAATCCAATATTTTTCTTTTTCATCTAAAAATTCATGTAATTTTTTATTATCAAATGTATATATACATTCAAGAGGGATTACAAAAAAATTATTTTTTCCATATAATCTTATTGCTCTTGCAAAATAAGTATTATGTTCGGGATCTTTAGCATAACTACAATGCTTACGCCATCTTCGTTCATATCCTTCTACAGTTTGTCCCACATATACTTTTTTTGTTAAAGCATTTGTAACTAGATATATTTCACCACAAAACATTTCCATATAATTAATTCTCCTTTAAAAAATAAAGGCAAAGATAAGCAAAACACTTGTAATTCTTTTTATCAATCAAACAGACTGACCATTAATTATAATCATTCAAAACAATTCAGCGACTACATATTTTAACCTTTTCTATCTTTAGTCCCTTCGTTTTTACCACCTTCCCTAGTAGCAATACTTTCAGGATTGTCTAAATCTCCTTCGGTAGGTCTCCCAGCTTCTCCTCCAGAATTATAAGAAGAAGAGAGTGGTATCATTAAATCTCTTAATCCAAGAGCTTTCTCAAACATTAATTTATTCCATGCTGTATATGGAGTATTCCCCAATGCAGTTAAATAATCCATTGGAGCATTTCCTAGTGTACTAGCATCTTTTAATCTGTTTATGTATTCATCCATATAGAACCAAGTCTGTCTATGAATAGAAAATATATAATTATTGCTTATATGTTTCTCCATATAATATATGAAGTTCTTTTCTAATCTGGAAACCCATAAAAATGCAAGACTTGAATCATTAGCTATTGCTTGCTTAATAGCAGTAGATTGACTTGCTCCGCCACCTGATACAACCAATTGTGGTGGTCCAGCCATATTAAATACATTACTAATAGAAGTCATTAACATGTTAGTATCATCGTTAGAATTACTTCTACTAAAGTCAATTTTCTCAATATCAAATGGAGCATATGCGGTTCCACATAAAGCTGGTACTGCAGCATTTATTAAATCCTGCATCGCCTCGACCATTTCTAAACTTACTTTGAAATCATCTACGACTCCATTGTCGAATAAAGGAATTTTACTAACCAATAAGATATAATTTTCCAACTCTGTTTTATCTGCAATAATTTGTTCATAATCCAACATATCTAATAAGGAAACGAATATACCACACCAAAAAGGAAGTGGGAGATCTAATTCATCATCCATATTAGCTAATAAAGTAAGGGTTTTGTCAGATGGCAACATAAACCATCTGTGATTTTTTTTATCTTCATTATATGAATTCCATCCATTAATAAATACTTGGTCCCAACAACTTGAAGTGTCTCCATTAATTCCTTCTACATATTGATAGTTGTTGCCAACAGAAAAGAATGATGCATCAAAATATACTATAAATTGACCATCTTCATTTTTGCCTTTAATCTTATAATATTTAGGATCTAATATATGAAAGAAACAACTGTCAGAACTTAAATTATATATATACGAACAATAAACACCATCTCTTTGTGCTAATGCTAAAGCAGTTGAAAACTCTTTTAAAAAATCTATTTTTTGGAATTTCTTTAATATATTAATATAATTTTTAACCATCTTGTCAAAATCTGAATCATTTAACGAATCCATTTTTTGAGTTACGTTATAATTATATGTTGGCATAGTAGCATAATATAAAATTATCTTCTTATATAATGTGCATACTCTATATAAGTATCTAGAAACTTCTCTAATGAGATCTTGATTTCTAAAAGGATTTTGCAAATAATTTTTAATCAATCCTTTCGTATACTGCATGAAATTTCTATTAGTTCTATTGTTTGTTACATCTTGAAGAAGGATTTCCTTGAATGCAGAAATCTTTTTTTCATCAAATGCTTTCTTTCTAATTTCAAATTGCTCCTTGGTTTCGTTTTTTTCTGGAACTAGTTGCTGAGATAATAACTCCTTAGTTTCTGAAAACCTCTTTCTTTGTTCCTCTGTCACAAGGTTTTCCTCCTTTCTTTCTTTCGTATTTGATAGTGACACCTGTGGGATTTGAACCCAACATTTCAGCCTTGAAAGGGCTGAGTACTAACCTTTATACGAAGGTGCCCAATAAAAAAGAGCCACGATTTCTCGTGACTCTCGACCCAACTGATTTCTCTGTTGGCATCTTGTTTGATTAATAACGACTCCTCTTTGGTGGTCGTACTGATATATATTTTGTAAGATCGGTGGTTGTGTTTTTGGGCTTCTTTAAAAATTCTTTTCTTCTTTCTTCCATTAATGCATAACCAGCCATACAACAGACATAAGCCCTATCATCATGCATCTTATTAGCTTTTTCTGGAGTTAACTCAAAAGAATCTCTACCAGAATCTCTTTTCTTTCTCACCATATTTACCAATTCTTCTTTTAAGGCATCAATATTAGCTAAAGCTAATTCATCTTGCCAATCCAACTTTATCTTCTTTGTATTCACCTGAATCTTATCAAGTTCCTCTTGTAACTGTTCCTCATATTGAGTTTCGTTTAATTTTTTCTTTTTTAATGTATCTTCAATTTCTTTTCTTTTTGCTTTTAATGTTTGTTCATCGACATCAAATACGGTTAAGTATCCTTTATTATCATATGGAGCTGTAAAACTTATTTTATCCTGATTTAGCAGTTCTATCATAGCTTCATACATAATTGATTTAAATGCAGAAGGAGACATAAGATGAACTTTATCAACAGCATTTGGAAATCTTTTAACGTAATCAGCAGAGTATTCTTTGTCAATAAGTCCTCTATGAACAATGCCATCAGCAGTCTCCCAATCTGGCATTAAATAATCTGCGATATTTACGCCACCTCCTCCTGAACCAGCGTCTATATATATACCTAAAATATTTCCATATGCATCTGCACCAGCGTTATAATCAAGAATGATCTTTTTTAAGTATTCAATCTGATCAGGAGTTCTCATAGGTGATTTTATCTTTTTACCAACATCTAAAAGATTAATAAGATTTACAATTCTGCCTCTTTTATCAATACTTCCATCAACTTTTACAAAATCATAAATTTCCATTACCAATATTACACTATTATCTCGTGATCTTGCCGGATCATAACAAATAACAAACTGTTTGTCGCCTGTATCATTGTATAATAAAGGTTTTCTTGTTTCTTCGTTTCGTGTAATAACACCACGCCTTACAATAGCATCAGCTCCAGCCTCGGTAGTAAATTCACAGTAGTATTCACGCCTTCCTTTTTCTGGATTCGAACGCATTGTACTTTCTATTGTAGTTCTACTATATAGTGGAGCAATTTGTTTTCCATGTTTTGTTGGTTTTAAAACTATTTCACAATCAATCATTGCTACAAAATAATCTGTATCACCGAGAATCATTCGTTTTGAAAAATCACGGAATAATTTATAGAATTCTGTATCTGTTGAAGAAGCAGAAGAGATATAGAATAATTGATTTGGAACCTGTTTTGGAATACATCTAAGACGATTCATGTCAATAGAATTTCCATCTCTATCTTTACCAGTGGCAAATGATTTATTTACGATAACGAATGCAGCATAAGTATGCATCATATCCGCATCTAAGAACCCACATTCGTCAAAAATTACACATGACCCACGAGCCATTTTGTTATCTTAAAGGTTTTTTATCCTTTAATTCTTATAATTATTTTTCTTATAAGTTCGGCATATCTTTTCACCTACGACTTTACGTTTAGGTGGCGCTGACTCTTGGGAAGATTATATTCTGCATCCAGTTTCACTTCCTATGCTCTGCGTGTGACTATATTATTACATATAGCCTTCCACTCTGATTCCCATTCCAGGGTTCCAGATTTCTTCAGCACTATTTTTATCATCATATTTCTATGAAGCGAGGCCACTCGTTAGCTCAAAAATAAGACCTCTTTTTTTGTCTACGTTACTGTTCAAAGTTTTTGTCATTGAACCATTGTATAATGAGTATGTGTATCCATCGCTTCCATGTGAAAATCCATCTCCAGATGCATTTTTAACTTCAACTTCTTGTTTGAAAATATATCCAGTGGACCCCATCATGGAATCGATATTGTCATTTGCTAATTTTTCAAGCGTTGTAAAAGTTTGCTCTGCCTGTGAACCAGAACCAGATGCTATATATGCCCAATAATTACTAAATAACATGTCTTTTGACATAATAATAATATCTGTAATTGTTGATTTACCAAAACCACGGCTACAAACCAACAATACATTGGGACAAGTCCATGCTCTTTGGACTATATAAGCTTGTGCATCAAGTAACTCTATATTAAAAAAATTATCAATAAATTTAACAGGATTACATTGATAATAATGTTGTATCTCTGCAAGATTTATAAGAGATTCAATTTTTTTACTAGACATAGCATATGTACCAGGCTTTACATACACCGTATATTTATCATCTCCAAAAATATTTTTTAAATATTCATTTTTAGGATCTTCTACAACTTTTATCTTATATTTATCATAATTAATATCATTGCATATTTTATTAATTGTTTCTTCAGCTTTCGGATTCAGTTTGACTTTCTGATTGTTCATCAGTCTGTTCCTCCTCATATTCTGAAGAAAATACACTATATAAATCGTCAAGATTTACAAGGTTGTCCTCATAGTGAATTTTTTTATCTTCTAAATAATCTCTAATATCTATATTTTCTCGCAATAATATTCTTGATATTTCTTGATAATTGTCTCTTTCTTCTTGTAAAGATCGAATCATTTTTCTTTGTTCAGAAACCATATCAGACCATTCTGATTCATCCAACGAAAGTTGTTTCATGATACTTGCATCAGACATTTCCATGACTTGCCTCATTCCTTTGCAAGTCCATAAATCGAAACCATTAACTTCACCTTCTCTAAGATTAAGTTCTTTGATTTTCTTTATTTTACCAGTCCATGTATTTTCGCCTTTCTTAGTATTTTTACTATTTTTAAGGGAAATACAACTTTCGGCAGCCAAATCTTTAATCATTCCTGTAAGCTTGCTTTTACTATCTTGCAAAGATTTTATGGTGGCAGAGTTTTTCTCTAATTGATTAATATCAGACATTAATTTTGCAATCGTATCATCTATTTTAGATTGCTGCAAAAATCCTCTAACTATAGAAATAGCAGAAGAAGTACGCATCATATCTTCATTCGCCTCTTCGCTTGAATCTAGCAATCCAAGTAATTGGGCATATAAAAAAGGCTGATCAGATATAGACTCCTTTTCAAAAGGATCATAATCTAATAGCCTTATAACATCAGCTTTATTTTTTAAATAACTGTCATATGTATCTTGACCAGAATGAGAATCGATTACATCTTGCTCTGTTAATTCATCATCGTATACGATACGTTCTTTAAACATATCAGAATCTTTATAAGTCATTCCGACATAATTAACCATCTGAATATTTTTTATATAACTAGCCCATACATTAGATTTTGTTTTGCCAGTCACTAAATTTTCGGATTCTTGAATACTAGCATTCCACACTGATTCTAAAAATGGTTTATTTAGATAGAGTAGTGCCAATTGAACGCTTTCGCGAGTCGGGTCATGGTCGTCTCCGTTTTTATCACGTCTGCATGCTATTGCTTTAGCACATTCTCTACATATTCTAGTAAAACTAGAACCTCCCATCATTGGATCAGTATCATAATAAAACTTTGTTTCTTGATCTTTTACTTTACCACACATTGCACAACGACAACCTGTATCAAGTAATTTATTTGCTTTTTCTAAAGCAGCTCTTGTTTCAGATATAGTCATCTTAGCAGGAGCAGTTGTTTTTCTTGCAGCCAAAATGACCACACCTCCTTTTATTCATAACAAATTTATTTATATAGTGAATATCCAGGTTTCGAACCTTGCCTACCAGTCTAGACCGGTTGCTCCCAAGAGCTAATATCCAAAAAAAGAAAGAGCACCAACAACCACCGAAACAGTAGTCACCAATGCTCTAGAAATGCAATAAAAAAGAGCCGTATTCCTACGACTCTTGATATTCTTTACATTTTTCTTCAAGTAAATCAAAATTACAACATCTTTCCTTTATTCTCGTATCCGCAACAGATAAAACATCTTGATGATATAAAATAAGGACTAAGAATAAACTTAGCCCCACACTTTTTTAAGCTCCCATTTTATGGTAGGGAATCACACGCTTTTTTAGGCTCTCGCTTAATGGTGGAGAATCACACGCTTTTTTTAAGTCCACGTTTATGGTAGTGGGTCACACGCTTTTTATTTGTATAGTTAGTATATACCGTTTATTTTTTTAGTCAATAGGAGAGTGATATTTCCCACTCTCCATATTGATTAACATCTGTTATAATATCTACATAAATTATTATGTACATTATTAGTAATATCTATTGCTTCCATATAATGATCCGAAACAATATCTGCAAGAGCTTCTTCTATATAAATAGGTATATATACTCCTCGACTTATCATTTCAGCATGAAAAAGCTCATGTGAAAGAACCTTATCTAAATCTTTACCATATAATTCATTAGATAAATATATAGTTCTATTTTCTGGAACGGTTACTCCCAATGTGTAACTGCCATCATTATTCATTAAAATAGGAGAGTACGGATATACAAAACATATTTTCCATAGTTCTCCATTTATACTAAACATATTACATCTTGTTGACCAACGTAGCCAACTTTTGTTTTAAAATTGCTTTTTCGTTAGTATCCATACTACCGATCATTTCAGTAATATCTTCTCCTAAATCACTTATATATTTCTCTAATTCATGATTTGTTTTCTCTTTTGGCTCATTATGTTCCTTCATATCCATGTAAGTTCTTCTAGTCATTGGAGAACGACCTTCGTTTGGATTT